TATGTATATTCTCTCAGGGTGGCTTTGTCTCTCTCGAACATCAGATATGCCGTCCCCAGCCTAATCGGCTCGACACCAACATTTGAGCCGTATGTAGTTTGTTTAGAGAAGCCTACATCTGTTGGCGTGATTGGTGCCGAAGGATTTGTTGCCCTGCCCAGCCATTCTCCACCCGACGTAAACACCATCAAGCCTTGTGCGTCACTCTTGATATGATTGATTGCATTAACCTGTCGTGACGCAAGCGTCAGGGTCAAAGCGGATGAGTCAATTACCTGTGCGGTTTCAGGGTCATTAGGGCTAAAGTTGTTATACACATTAACTTCACTCGCCCATAGATTTTGCGGTTGTGTTGTCGTGGCAGCACACCAGAACCTGTTTTGATGGAAGCCTCCGTTTTGAGGATACCCAGTTGTTTTCGACCATGCGCCTAGCCGCCAGTTATCTGTCCTTTCCTTGCTAATAAACTTGGATTTAACTATGATTTTTGCTTGTTGATAATTGCCTGTCGCGCCATCTTCAAACAGGAGTTGCTTGATATAACCCCAGCCACTAAATGTAGCCGGAACAATTCTCACCATGCCATCAACCCTGCCCTGAACAAAATCCTTAGACCCTTCGTATGCCTCTAACTCGCCAGTTCTGCCGTGCATAAGGTAAAAGGACGAATAACTACTATGGTATCTGGTTTTGCCCACTTGATGAAAAGTGCCATCTAAAAACGTGGGTCCTCTGGTGACATCGTAGAATTCCACTTTTGGCTTTTTGCCAGCCAACACCGTATTAAATTGCCAACCCGGGCTGTCGAAAAGCCCCACCTGTGCTGCATCCCTTTCATTCACGCCATCGTAGTACCAGCGAATTTTGTAACCCGTCATCGGGTCTTCTAGCCGTATAAGTCTTCCAACGTCTGTTGCTTTGAATGGGTACGCAGCAGCCGCAGTGGGTGTTTTGTCAACATAAGCGGTTATTAAACCTTCGGCGTCTACTTCGAGTGAATCGCTGTTTATTCCTAGTGCTATATCTGTTGAGTTTAGGTCTAGGTAAGGTCCATCTACAAAACCCGTGCCTTCACCTGTCCATGTAATAGACTCAAATTCCCAACTGGCAGACGCAGTATCTATGCCCGTACGCGACAATTTCAATATTGGTCGGGTGGGGCTAAACATATACATGGTGTCTGCCGATTGCGTGAACTTCAATTGCATAAGTTCTTTGGCGTTTATGGGCAAATCTTCAACTTCGGTGGGACTTCCACCTGGGTTGGGGTCTTCGAGTTGCGTAGGAACATTGTTCACCAACCTGTTGAAACGTACATAGCCATAATTCCCATCATCAAGGGTAGCGTCTACTACCCCAATCTCCAGCACATACGACTGCTCTGTGTTGTAGTGAAACTCAACCAGCCTTGGTGTGCAGGGAAAAGTTGTCGCCACCCCGTCTATGGTTTCCACGTATTCGTGTACCGCATCTGCGTTCAACTCTACGCAGAATCGCGTCCCTGGTCGCCTGGTCAAGCCTCCGTGTGTTTGCACAACCGCGTTTTCTATTAGCCTCGCCCCGCTATTGTACTTGGTTAAGTCTACTCGACCATGAAGTCGCGGAGATATCTCTCCTGATGTGAAGTTTGTTTGTACATGAACGACGTTGGGCATTAGGCTAATGAACCATCTGAGTTAAGGTCTGGATAATCCCTATACACACTATTGTCATATCTCGATTCGAGCCATAAGCCTCCATGTATTGTTTCGGTTGTGTTGTGTTGCATGGAATCTTCCCACTGTGCCTGCATCAGCATGGATTGATACTTCTCCATCAAGAATGATTCTTTGCCAGAATCTCCGCTTATCGCCATAGCAAGTTCTGCAGCAAGGCGCGTTGCTATTGCGTGTTTGAGTGTGTGGTCCATCTTTGGCACACTTGTCAGTTGATACACATAGCGTATGTTCATTGAAGATGCGTCGGTTAGGAGAACTATGTCGTTTCCGTCACTAGACGCATCTTCGGCATTTCCTGCTTCTAATGAATACTTTTGTGTGGGGTCTTCAATGCTCACCAGCCGAACAAAGTCCGAAGGTAGAACAAAGATGTTGTCATATCCCCAGTCTGGGGCATCCTCCCTCTTTGCTAGGGAGTCTCGTTTTACTGCACAGTTCCACGGGTGCGCCCTTAGAACGGTGTCTCGTACATCTGCATATCGTTGGTTTGCCATCACCGCGCGATTGTTCGAGTCGGTTAAGGCACTTATTGGTTGTTGCCCCAACATTGTCAAAGCCATGTTTGCTAAGTCTACTTCAGTGAGTGTGCTACTGGGCATCGTTATTTCCTAATCGGATTTCATCTTATTCAATTGTCATAGTAAATGGGGGGGGGAGGGGATTCCCTCTCCCCCATTTACTCAACCAAAGGTCATGTGTCTGTGTACATAATGACAAAAGATATCGTACCGTCTGAACCAGTTGCAGCCGCAGCCGTAACTTTCAAAGAAATATCATATTCGACATTAGGGTCTTCGGCTTCGCCTGCCCATTCCCACATTTCTTTACTTATCTTTGCTACAGCCGCAGCGTTTGCTTCTGTGAGATATTCAACCCCAGTGGTTGCAGTATCTCCCCATCCGGCTGTTACTGCGGATGCGAAAGCATTGGAATCCTTCACAGTATCATCCGTCAGGTAGATACCCAAGTCCATAGCAAGGGTCGGCGAAGCATGCCTATCTAGTTCGTCAGAAAAAATCATAATAGAAAGGGGTCGGGCGGTAGAATTGAAACGACCAAGTTTAATGAGGTCTCCTATGTCGCTTACGTCTTCAGCCACAACTTCAAATGAATCGGTTTGAACTTGAACCCGACCTTCTTCCTTACCAAGCACTGTCTGCGTAAACGTAGTTAGCGCTGCGTCGAAACTGGTAATGTTATTTGATTTTTTTGTACCTACTGCCATAAATAGCCTTAATCAATTACATACATGATGCGGAATGCAAGTGTTGCGGCTGATGGACTGCTTACAGTAGCATCTTGTCTCATGATAATCTCATACGTTCCACCCGGGTTTTCTGAATCTCCAACGTGTTCCCAGAGTTTGTCGCCGCACGTTGTTAAGTTTGCAGCCTCATAACGAAAATCAGTCATCGCAAGTGCTGCTCGGAAGAGTGTTGAGTCAGTAGCGAAGAAATCATGTTTATCTGCACTGGCACCTGCCGCAAGACCAGCATCTGTTCCAATGCCGACATCAACAACAGAATCTGTGCCTCCGTCCATATCATCGGCAGCGATTTCAATGCTGATGACGCGCGCGTTTACGGGAAGACTACAAAGGCGAATAATGTCGCCATCTGCATCGAAGTCCGCAGCCGCCACTTCAAAGTTGTCTTGTGCGATACGGATGCGACCACCCGAAAGCCCGACATCGTTCAGCACCGCAGGCGCTGCCGTCGAATTTGTAATTAGATTAGATTTAGTTTCAGCCATTTTAGTTATCTCCTGAAGCCGAAGCCGTCAGCGCTGGGGTCACACGCCTCCGTATTTGCTTCAGTATTGTTAGTTAAAAACCCCATTACGATTAGAATCAATCCTCAGGCTTTCCATCAGGATGACATGCGATTTCAACGATTTTCTTTTCTTCGAGGCGTGTTGCGCCAAGAGTCATTGAATAATAAACATACGTTGAAAACGATTTATCAGCCCGTGGAGCGATGCTTGCTTTAATGTCAGCACCGATACCTAGTTGAATACCCGATTTAGCCCAGCACCAACATGCTTGGTCTGTTGCTACTGTGTTGCCTGAAGTATTTGCACTTAAACCACCACGTTCACTGTGGATGAATTTGAAACCTAAGAAAGTATCAAGTTCGCCTCGAACGAGTGCTTTCACTGAGTTGTAGTCTGCACTTGTAACCTGAGTTTGGTTCAAGAGACTACCCATCATTTGAGCATTTACCACGCAGAAAAGTTCTTCGTCCCCATCAACTTCATTCGTAGACAAGATTTCTCTTGCTTCGATAAGTTTTTGGATATTAAGACCTGTGTGGTCAGTGTCTACACCGACATCAACATCAACATGCTGGTCAGTTGTACCCGAAGTACCATCTTGTGCTGACCAAAGAACGCTTGTTCCGCCTGATACGCCTGTGTAGGAAGTACCACTAACGGCAGCGATAATAACATCATCCATTGCACGACCCATTGCCCATGCTGCGTTACGAGCGTAAGCGTCTGTTGGGTCAATAAGTAGTCGTACGCGGTCTGCGTTATCAATCAAATCACCCCATTCGTAGTCTTCTAAAGTCATAGACCTACGTAGGTGCGGTGTATTCACTAGGGGCGAGTCAGCATGACGGCTTGTACGCAATTGCGCATTAGTCGTGCCGACTTGCTCATAGAACTTTTTCTTGCCTACTACGGTGTCCACCATAACGGAATTGCGTAGTCGGCTACCTTTTTGTTGAACCAAGTCCATAACATTGGATTTGTATTGTTCAACAAAGGCAGTTGTAATTTGTGAGGACATTATAAGTCTCCCTGTATTGTCCGTTTTTACGAAAACAAAACAAACGCCCTATGACGATTGTTACAACACGGGACTGCTACCCACTTCGGACATTCCCTGACTTGTGCGCCCGTTGAGGCGACCAGGTTACTGGTGTCAAGTAAGACCCTCTCAATGAAGGCTGCCCTACTACTAGTAATACTAACAAACTATTAACAATATTTCAACCAAATGTGAAAAAATACACTTTTTTTGACAATTGGCACAAAAACCCCTCTTAAAGAGCGTAAGCCAAGTAGTAACATAATTGCCAATTGGCAACCAGATAAATGGGGCTGGATAATGGACAGGCATAGGGTGTGGGTGTGAGCCGCCCCTTTGGGGGTCTCCCCCCCCTTCTCTCGAAGTTTCCGCGCATTCTCCCCACTATTGACAATGCCTCCCACCTTCCCGATGCCAAGTTGTCACTGGTGTCGGATGTCATCACCCCCACACCCCTCATTGTGGGACAGAGTTACATCGACTACTGAAGTACTTGCGTATGTTCTAACCATCCCGCCTCGCTACTGCTTGGTTGTTGTTGCGTATTGGGTAGAGTGTTGCATATTGAATGTGTTGTTCTATGTAGTGTGTATTGCATTGAGTGTTGCAGTGTTGTTGAGTTCGCTAAACACTTGCGCGCCGTGCGCAGTTACCCTAGCCAAATCGTGCAAATGTTACTAAAGATGACACGCCACATCCCCTCATCATGCCATAAGGGCTGTCTCGCACTGGTTCTCCAAGGGGAGCTGCAGTATGTCATCGGCAAACATACAAGGGTGGTTGTATGTCATCAGCAAACATACAAGGGTGGTTGTATGTCATCAGCAAACATACAAGGGTGGTTGTATGTCATCAGCAAACATACAAGGAG